TCTCGCTATGACGCTTATACGGATCTGTTCAAAGAACAGGGAAAGAGTCCGGCAGAAGCAGAACAGGCGATGATTGAAGAAGCTATTGCAGACGCATTCAGTTATTTCCAGAAGGCCAAGCCACCAGCCGGTTTCCTTGCATCCATTAACAATCGCATCAAGAACTTCTTTAAAGCAATCAAAGAGTTTTTGAGCATTGGGAACCTGACCGCAGAGGACATCTTCGGCAAAATTGAGGCGGGGCAACTGCGTCCGCTCAATGACAAAAACCCAGCTCCGGCCGCAGAGCCTCCCAAGCTGAGTTTGCGAAATGTTCCGCAGATTGATCGGGAACGGTCATTAAACAATAAACGTATCTCACCCCGGTTCCCCACGGCTGTTAAGGCCACGGAAGAAACGCTTGGGCCTGTTCGTCTTCAGCCGGATCTGGACACCTTCAAGCGCGATCCTGTTGCTTTCAAATACAACGTTGGCTTGATGTCCGAGTATCCAAACTTCACGGATATTAAAGGCACGGCCGATCAGCGGGCCGAACAGATGATCAACCGGATGCGAGACAACCTGCTCTGGTTGTACAAGCACTGGAACCAAGATCTCAGCAATCGGTCCAAGCTCTGGTACGTCGGCGGCAATCGGATTGCCCATCGGTGGGCAGAGAAGTACGGCATCCCGCCTGAAACAGCGGCTGCAATCATTGCTGCGCTTAGCCCGCAGAAAGACTGGTTCCAGAACGTTTCATTGGCCGAGCGTACCCTCGATGCGTTGATCTTCAACGCTGATACACGCTGGGATGCGTCGATGGACCGCGTGTTTAAAGAACGCGCATGGACTAAAAAGTTTCCGGTCAGGCAGTATCGCGGCAAGACGCTCAAAGAGATGTATGTGCCCGGAGACCCCAAGTCTCTGGCCAAAATGGCGGTGTGGATCAGGGCATGGGACGAAGGGCACAATCCTCAGACCGCCCGGGTCATCACGCCTGAAGGAACGTTCACCAACGAGATTGCATCAGGTAAGACTGGCAAGCCTGTCGCGATGCGAGCGCAGAGCTTTGCAGCGATGGTGAAGACGCTTCAGATTCTTCAGGATAGTGACCTGAGAAATTTCTCCGAGTTGATCGGTAAAAACCATAAAGTCCGGTCGTTCTACAACAACATCATTGCCCCGTTTGCTGGCGAAGATGTGACCATTGACACCCATGCTGTTGCGGCCGCTTTAATGCGGCCGTTGGGATCGTCAGACTTAGAGGTGTATCACAACTTTGGGTCGGCCAAGCCGGCCAAGAAGGACAAGGCAGGTAACATCTTGGTCCCAGCCAGCAAAGGGACCAAGAACAGCGCGGTGACGGGTTTGTATGGCACCTATGCCATGTACGCCGAGGCGTATCGTCGGGCAGCGGCCGATGCAGGAATTCTGCCCAGAGAGATGCAGTCCATCACTTGGGAAGCGATTCGCGGGCTGTTTAGGCCGGAACAAAAGCAAGCCAAGCTGAAGACGCAAGTCAATGTACTGTGGAATAACGTTGCCAAAGGAAAGCTCAGTGGACAAGAAGCCCGTGAACAAATCTCTAAGCTGGTTTCAGGAATCGAAGATCCCGCTTGGGTCAAATCCCCTGCTGGATCTAATGACAGCAGAACAGATTCCTCTTACGCGACAGAACTATCTGGAGCTGGCGTATCCGGACGAGAACCCGAACGAGTTCCCAGCCGAGCTGGAGAGCGAGCTGCCAGAACAGTTCCAAAGCTAAGTATCCGCGCTCAGACTCAAATCTCAGCGCCAGAGACTCCTGCAACAGAGTCAGTCACACTACCAAATTTCTATAAAGATGGCTTGCCCGTCATGGGCTTTACGCGGTTGCAGCGCGGAAGCGATAGAGCGTACCGAGATCAGGGTGGTCAAGAATATCTAACCTATGAAAAGGATGGCGTAAGAGTAGCGTTTAGCTCAAATAATCTGCTCTTTGAAGATGATCGTGGTCGAGTTACGGTTGGGATGTCTGAGCCATCAGACTCAATCTTGCGATACCTAAGCGTTGATCCGGATGCGAGGGGCCATGGCAAAGCATCGTCTGCGCTTGCAGATGTGATTCGTGCAGCCAATCGGTCGCAAATCACGCTTTATCTTGAGCCCATAAGTCTAGACAAAAATGGACTGACCACTCCACAGCTCATCAAGTTTTACAAACAAAATGGATTCATACCGCCGAAGCAGGGTAGCGATAAAGTATTAGTGCTTTATCCACAGCCCGACATCCGAAAAAGTCTCCGCTCAGAACTGACTAACGCAGAACGAGATCTGCGTGTTCGATGGACTGATGAACGTATCAATAAATTGGTTAGTGCTTACGGCGTCAACATTAGTGGTCGCTATAAAGATGCACGGGGGTTCGCCGCTGCAATTAAGCCAGATGATTTTTTAAGAGCCACTGCCAGTCCAGAACAACGTCAACAAATTGCGGCAGAAACGGCACCCTTAGATCCAGACAAATTGGCGCAAGAAGATCAGGAGCTGTTTTTAGAGATTGCACCGACAGACGAAGAAGGTGTTTATCAAATAAAAAACCACGAAGGTCGTCACCGTATGACGGCTTTGATGAACGCTGGATATAACGATCGTATTCCGGTTGTATTGATGTTGAACCGCAAAAACGCCGAAACGGAAGAAGAGGTGTATTTACGGCCACAACAGTTTCGTGTTGACAAGGAGCTGATTACAGCACCACGCGGCATCTTTATTCCACAAATGATTCCCATTAATGTGGAAAGCCGCGAAGAACTGCGAGAAGTGTTTGGTGGCGAAGCGGATCTAAAGTTTAGCCTCCGATCCCAAACCCAAACGCCCGCATTTAAACGATGGTTTGGTGACAGCAAAGTTGTGGATGAAAACGGTGAGCCGCTGGTTGTGTACCACGGCACCGGCGAAAATATTGCTGTTTTTGATGAAAGCAAACAAGACAAGCGTGATGCTGGTTTTTGGTTTGCAAATTCTCCAATATTTGCAAATCAATATGCCGCCGGAAAAAAAGGCGGCAATGTAATGCCAGTATTTTTGTCAATTCAAAATCCAAAAATTTATTACGACAGAACTGTACCTATTACCCCTGAGCTTATAAAAAAACTGGAAGCTCAAGGTTACGATGGAATTATTCGAGATTTTGCTGGTGGACCAGAAGCATGGAGATACGCAGAAGGTCAACGAGAATATGCTGCGTTTCGCCCAACCCAAATAAAATCAGCTATCGGCAATATTGGAACCTTCAGCCCGACTGACCCCGACATCCGGAAGAGCCTCCGGTCCCCCCAGCAAAGCCTTCGCAACACGCTTCCGGCCAATGTATGGGACCGGGTGGATGACACGATTGGGGTCCGGGATCAGAAGAGCTGGCCTCAACGCATCATGGATGCGATCAGTCCAAGCAATTGGTCTACATTCCGCGAGAATGCTTTAAACCGTTACAACGAGCTGGCGGTTTACGACCGTGAGTACATCCGGCGCAATGGTGGCGCACGGCTCATGGCAGATGAAAGCGCGGAAGCGGCGGCTCTGATGTCTGATCTGGGAGCCGGTTTGACGGCAGCAGCCTTTGGTGTGAACGACCGGATCGGCGGTGTGCCGGTCTACAGAAACGGTCTAGTGCGCATTGAAAACATGAACGGCACCGTCAAAGGACCGCTGGCGATCTTTGCGCCGCTGGCGCAGTACAACGACCCAGAGGTGTATCGGCTGTATCAGTTCTGGGTGACCGCACAGCGTGGCGAACGCTACAACGCCATGGGCAAAAAAACGCCGTTTGATCCAAACGATGCGCCATTAGTTAGAGATATTGAAAGAAGATATCCAGAGTTTAGAAACATTCATCGTGAATGGATCAAGTACAACGATGGGTTGGTAGATTTTATGAAACAAGCCGGCGTTATCACGCCGGAAATGGCCGATGCTTTCCGGATGCACGGCGACTACTTCCCGATGTACAAGTACATGGAAGATGATGTCGTGACGGGGCCCAAGACGTTCACCTCAATTGCCAACGTTCCGATCCCGAAGAAGTTTAAAGGCGATGATGTGAACCCCATGGGCGACTTCTTTGAGAATGTCGTCCGGAACACGCAAGCTGCCATCCAAGCCGGCATCAAGAATATTGCAGCCCAGAAGGCGACCAAGGTTGCCATGGCTATTGGTCAAGTCCGGCCGTTGGGATATGACCGTCCGGGTCCGAACGGAACAACCATTTTCGTTCCGGCTAAGCCAGCGAAGATGTTGTCCACCTACTATCGAGTGCTGGAGAACGGTGAAGAGCGGTACTACGCTGCTGCGGACATGAAGTTCATCAACGCCATTAAAGCGTTGAACATCCCGGATCTGCCGTTCATTGGATTCTTAGCCGGCCCTGCGAATGTGTTGCGGAATCTTGTGACCAAGACTCCCGACTTTATGATGGCCAACATGCTGCGGGACTCTCTGTCCGCATGGGCCACGTCCGGCACCAACATCCTGCCGATTGTTTCGACCATTCGGAACTTCGGCAAGGCGATTGCAAATAAATCGCCTGAACTGGACATGCTGGTCAGGAGCGGGGCGGTGGGTGGTTACGACTACTCTCAGGGTGTGGAGATGAGCGCCAAGATCTTTGCGCAGGATCTGCGCAAGGTTGCTGGTGCCAGAACCACCATGGAGAATATCGCTCGGCCGGCCACGTCGGTCTGGGAGGCGCTAGAGAAGGGGTCTGCCGCTTCTGATGCGGCCACTCGGATGGAGGTCTACAAGAAGGTCTTAGACGAAACGGGCAACGAAGCAGAGGCGGTTTTCCGGGCGTTGGAGGTGATGAACTTCAACCGGAAGGGACGGTCTGCCATCGTGCGGATTCTGACCGCTGCGGTGCCGTTCCTGAACGCTCGGATGCAGGGTCTGGATGTGTTGTATCGGGCAGGTATCCGGCCGATCTTCGCAAAGGACGCCACCCCATACGAGCAGCAGGTTGCCAAAACTTTCTGGGTGCGCGGCATGACCATCATGGCGCTTAGCGCCATGTACTGGGCCATGACTCATGATGATGATGATTACAAGAAGCAGGAACAGGAAACGCGGGACAACTATTGGTTGATACCGTCTATGGGCATCAAAATTCCCATCCCGTTCGAGGTGGGTGTGATGTTTAAAGTGATTCCGGAACGGGTGTTAGAGCTGTCGTTTGGCTCCGACACGGGCAAAGACTTTGTGAACTCGATGGCCCGGCAATTGACTTCGACCTTTGCCTTTAACCCGATTCCGCAAACGTTCCTGCCGATTGTGGAAGCGGCCACCAACTACAGCTTCTTCACGCAACGGCCGATCATTGGGCAGGGGCTGGAGAACATTGCAGCGCCATATCAGGCGGCTCCCACCACATCACGAACCGCTACTGGACTGGCAGACGCCTACAACGCCATCATCGATGGCTTGCCGGCTAACGTGAAAGCCAAGATCGCTGCATCCCCAATGATCGTGGATCAACTGATCCAAGGGTATACGGGATCAATGGGCATGTATGCGGTCATGGCAATTGACGGTGTCATCAGTGCAAACTCGGACATTCCGAATGCCACAAAACGGTTTGAGCAGATGCCGGTCATCCGGCGGTTTGCGATTGATCCACAAGCACGGGGCACAGTCACATCGTTCTATGACCTGAAGAACAGCATCGATCAGGTTGTGCGCACAGCGAACTTGCTGGAGCGCACCGGCAAGTACGATGAGTATGTGAAGTACGTTCAGGAAAACGCTGGTGCGCTGTCAATGCGCGGATACGTCAACAGCCTTGAGAAAACCATGAAAGAGATGCGCGAAATGAAAACGCGCATCCGGTCTTCCACGATTGATGCTGACACCAAGCGCGACCAGCTAACCGCCATACAAGAGCTGGAGAACTCGCTGACCAGCAACATTCAAACGGTCAAGAAAACTCTTTAAACAACTTGGAGATGGTGTCGTTCAGGACGGAGAATTCGTCCTTCTTCATCACTTTCCACATGGATCTTCGGCCGTGAATGCCGTTATGACTGCCTTGATGGCAGTCTTTACAGAGCGGGATACAGAGAAACTGTAGCCCTTGCTCGATGTGATGCGCATCGCTGGGAGGCGGCGCATCACATACACCACAAGGCATCATTTTGACCAACGCCAGATACTTGCGTTCAGTCGCGTTTAGCCGATTGAGCATCTTTGTTCCAAAGTTGAAGCTGACGATTCTGGAACAGCATCTCGTCAATTAACGGCCGGTTCTCATCAAACTTCCGATCAAGGATGTTGTGATGAACCTCACGCATCAGTTGGTCGATCTTGATCAATATGGATGAGTAGTCGAAATCAGGATTCATTCGTAAGCTCCCGTAGTTTCTGAACATAGTGTCTGCACTTCTCGCCGTCCGGAGAGTCTTTGAGTCCCTGCCGCATGGCGTACTTGATGATGTTGCCCTTGAGAAAGCCGATGTACTCCTCACGGGTTAACACCTCTTGCATCACCACCCACGGCTGTACTGCGAGATCTTTGTAGTGTGATCCGCCCACCTGTCGCTCATCAGCTTTCATTTTAAAATGCTCCTCTTCTTCAGGCGTTACGCTATACGCTTCATATACTTCTTTTAATGTCTGTGGCATTTTTTCATGGATTTTTGAGATGTACAAAAGGCGTTCTTCCCACGCCTGTTCATCAATCTTCCTATTCATCATCACTCCATTTTTGAGTGACAGGCCCATTGCCTGTGTATAACGAATCCCATTTTTTCTTGTTTGCCCGGAACGCACGGCGATTTTCAGGTGTGAACTCTCCAATCTTCATGGCCGTATCGTTTGCCATTGTCTTCAGCAACGCTTTCCTGAAGTAGTGCGGCTCAATGTCAAGGTAATGCAGATAGCTTTCCAGCCCATCCAGCCACAGGAAATCATGGGCTGTAATCGCGTGATGCGCCATCTTGATGGTCTTTTTGCCCCAGTCGGTTACGGGTGGCGTACACGCATCACGCATGGCAGTGACAATCACAGCGGAAAGCAGCCGATGTTCAGGCAGAGAACGCGCTTGAACGTGTAAATCCGTTTCTATGCCTTTCAACATAACCTCCTTGTTAACGCCACATCTGTTTAAACCAATTCGTCAGCCGGGTCCAAAGCGACGGGTTGTTTGCAGACAGTCGATTTTGTAGCTGTACGATTTCATTCATTGCTTCAGAGTGCATCATCGAAATCAGGTTGTAGGCTTTTTCCAAATGCTCCAGCCTTTCACTTGGATCGTGGGCGTTAAAGCCGTGTTCCCACGCTTGCGCCCAGCAAATGCACCATAGGTCATATGAATGATCCAACGGAAAATCAAATCCTTCTCGTCGTTTAAATAAGTTTTGTACGTCCTCTCGATCAACCAGAACTGACCACGCTTCATCACGATCAGGGTTCACTAACGGCACATCATCAAAAATGCCTTGCAGGTTAAATGAATGCGTTTTCATTTGCTTGCTTCCTCCTGTTCAACACTGTTCAAAATTTCCAAGACATCGCTGCATGTTTCTTTAATGTCTTGATATACCTCGTTATCAGAATAGTCAAAAGCCAACCCCATCAGCCGATTTCTTATTTGGTTAATCTTTTTTTGAGTCACCGTAGCTGATGCGGAAAACTTAAAAGAGCTGATGAAGTCTTTCAGTTCTTGCACTTCCGTTTCAAGAGCCTTTTCGGAATCCAACAAGTTGCTGAACGACACAGCACGGACAAATTCTTGGGTAAACAATGCCGACAACTCATCGGACGATAGCCGATTTTGATCAACGATCACTGTGATGTAACTCATTCGTTTGCCTCTTTCTGTTGCTCAAGTCGCAGGTTGTTCCAAAACCGGCCAATTGATGGCTTTACTTTTTAGTTTTGTTTTACTTTCGGGCACGGGATTTGGGCGACAAATTGCGAAGAACGGGTCAAACTGCTTTTTGGCTTTTTGTTTTTCTTTGTATCGTTTTGCTACTTCAGCGTTAGGTTGACGCTTTGGTTTTGGCTGATCAATCCCTGCCCCTAATTTATACATCGGCAACTTTATGCGCCGATTGAACCGTGTGTCCCACTGTGCAATGTGGACTAGCTTGCGTTTGTGCATCTCCTTTAAAAAGTCTCGGGTTGTTTCAATGTGAAGCCCTGTCAATGCCGTCAAGTCCTGTGCGCTTACCGCGTCTTGCATCAGGTGCGCGAGCAAGCTCACATAGTTTTGAATCTTTAAACTCACTTGATCAGTCTCCCATCTGGGTTAATCCACTCATCAGGTGGCGTAACACAATCAATGGGCATCTCGTATGTCTCAAATTTGTGGCCGCATTCATTACATTGCTTGCGCCGCCATACCCAGTTGTACCGCGTGTCGCGTCTTGTCGCAGTCGTGCGGGTGTTCCAGTCTCCACACGATGGGCACATGCTCATCCATTCTTCTCCTTAAGTTTTGCTTCGATCTGATCAAATAACTTACGGGTGTAGCCTTTGATGGGTGTTTCACCCCACGGGCCAATAATTTCTTTGATCTCCTCATCCGTCAGTCCTTGCCATTGGCGCGGTGAAAGTTTGCAGATTCCGCACATGCATTCAACCGGCTGCTCCGGCTGTGCCAGCCTCTCTTGCAGAACGGTGATGGCGTCGTGTGTCATGCGCCTTCCTCCCGGTAGTCCCGGATGCTCTTGTCTTCCGGGCAGTTCACCGGGATGCAAGTCGGATGCTCCCAGCCCTTGGCGTCAGCGCCACGGCGCAGCTCGACCGCGATGTCGCCGTACTCGGCCATGCCGAGAGCATCGCCGGAATTTTCCATAGCTGCTGCCTTTGCTTGCTTCTCATCATCAGCAACAACAACAAACTCAAA